TCAAAGCTGGTACTTTGGTAGCTGGTAAAGGTGGGTCAATTTTTGACGACCGCTCTAAGCCAGTAGAGGAAAACAAAACAGCACCAGAGGGAATCGTTCTATACGATGCAGACTTGTCTGTTGATAAAACGGTATCTATCTTGTACGCCGGAGAGGTTTGGAAAGAGGCAGTAAACGGTGGTACAGTTGACGACGCTATTAAAACAGCGTTGCCACTCGTTAAATTTATTGCAGGAAAAGGAGGCAATGCTTAATGGGTCTTATTTATGACACGGTAACAGCATCTAATATCGCTGGATATTTCAACACATCGCAATTAGATGTGGATTCTACGCTTGGGGAACGTATTTTCCCAGCACGCAAACAACTTGGAACTAAATTGTCTTACATCAAGGGTTCTTCAGGGCGTGCGGTTGTCTTGAAGCCGGCAGCATTCGACACTAATGTCACTATTCGTGAACGTGTGGGCGCTGAAATTCATGACGAACAAATGCCATTCTTCAAAGAAGCTATGTTGGTCAAAGAAGCTGACCGTCAACAGCTCAACTTAATCGCTGGTTCTAACAACACTGGTTTGATTGAGACTGTCACACAAGGCATTTTCAACGACGAAATGACACTTATCCAAGGTGCCCGTGCTCGTTTGGAATCTATGCGCATGCAAGCTCTCGCAACTGGTAAGATTGCGTTTGTCAACGAAGGAAAAAATGTCGATATTGACTATGGCGTTAAAGATGATCACAAGAAGACAGTCGCAAAAGACTGGACGCAAGCAACGGCAACACCTCTTGCGGACCTCGAAGAAGCAATCGAAACAGCTCAAAGCCTTGGCTTGATGCCAGAAATTGCTATCATGAATGCCAAAACGTTTAGCTTGATTCGCAAATCAGAATCTACAGTCAAAATCATCAAACCTCTTGCAGCTTCAGGGACGACAGTAACTAAAGCTGAGGTTGAAGCGTATATTTTGGACAATTATGGTGTGACAGTTCTTTTGGAAAACGGCACATACCGAAATGACAAAGGAGAAATTAGCAAATTCTATCCAGACGGTCATTTGACTTTGGTTCCAAATGGTTCATTGGGTTCTACTGTTTTCGGTACAACTCCAGAAGAGTCAGATTTGCAGTCTGGGGACACTCCAGGAGCACAAGTTGAAGTGGTCGACCAAGGTATTGCAATTACAACTACTAAAACAACTGACCCAGTTAATGTCCAAACCAAAGTGTCGATGATTGCGTTGCCTTCATTCGAACGCTTGGATGATTGCTATATGCTCACTGTTATTCCAGTAGCTTGATTTTTGGCAGGAGGTAGCTATGACTAAAGTTTTAAAAGCGTTCCAGGATAAAACTGACGGCATCATTTATTACGCTGGTGACGATTATGCTGGTGAACGTATCGAAGAACTTGCTGAAGCAGGTTTCCTTGAGGCTGAAGCTGAAGAGAAACCCAAAAAAGCAAGTCGCAAAAAAACAACAGATAACACCGAAGAGTGAGGAGGTCTAGCATGGCTGAATTAGATCGAGAAAAGGTCCTAGATAATGTCATGCTGGACCTTGAAATTTCAAAAGATGACGACGATAGCATTGACCTCTTAAGAGTATTGCTAAACAGGGTAATCAGTCATTTCAAAGCAGAATATGCCGTTGTCAACATTGACGATGGTTTTTCTTTTATCTTCGAAGATTGCGTTATTAAACGTTTCAATCGTCGAGGAGCTGAAGGAGCTAAAGCCGAGACGGTAGATGGGCACTCGATGTCTTATTACGACAATGAGAACGAATTCAAGCCATATGACGATATGCTTCAAAGAACATTCGGAACCTCTGGACAATCGAAGGAAGGGAGCGTGCTGTTTCTATGAGATACACGGATACAGTGAAACTCAAATATCAAAACGATAAGACACCGAAACGATACGATCCCGTCCTTGGTCGTATGGTCGGAGGGGAAGACTGGTGCAAAGAAGTTAAGTGTAATGTGACTGGTGCAAGCTTAGACCTTCAAGCTAAGCTGGGAGGTTTGCTAAATGCTACGAGTTTGGTTGTTCGTTTCAGAAGCCCTGTAACAGTGGCTGTAACTTCCGTTGAATATCGTGGTAACAAATACATTCCAATAACCGCTAGAGGATATCTAGCTGGAAGGAGTGTTTTATACGTCAACAAGGCGGTGAAATAATATGGCTACACTTACGTTTTATGGACTAGATGAAATGAGCCAATCGTTGCTAAAAAATGCCAATCCAGAACGTCGGCATCGAGTTCTGGAAAAGTACGGCAGTAAATTAAAAGAGAACGCAATTAGCAAGGCAGAGTTCAAAGGTAAATACACCCACGGAACTACACGGCAGTCAATTACTCTTACGGTCGGTGGTGACAGGGCTGTTGTAAAAGCGCACACAAAATATTCTGGGTACCTTGAAGTAGGCACTCGGAAGATGGCAGCGCAACCTTTCATGGCTCCTGCACTAGAAGCGACTGTCCCTGGAATGGTCGAGGAATTAGCTAAATGGGAGTAGATATGAAACAACCAGACCAATTACTACATGATGAACTTTTTCGAATTAGTGAGGGACTCGGTTTCGCTACTTACCCTTACCTTCCGTCAGACAGCGCATCTTATCCATTCGTTGTTATGGGCGAAATTCAAACATTGCCCAGAGCCACAAAGTCACGCTTAATAGGTCGCTTGTCGTCAACCGTCCATGTTTGGGGGCGAGTAGATGACCGCAAGCAGTTATCTGATATGGCTGGGCAGTTATTGTCCAGTTATTTTGCTATCAAAAATATCGATGGGATGCACTTCTCAGCGGAAGTCAATGAGTCGTCAATTGATTCTAACCGTGATAACAGCACTGACGAGGAGCTTTATCACTTCATTATTTATTTATATTACAAATTTTACTAAGGAGGTAAAGCATGGCTGATACAAACGTTAAAGAAGCACAGCTAGGTAAAAATAAAATCTTGATGTTCCGTAAATACGGCGACACGAAAGCAGCAGCTAAATTGGCACTGCAAACAGAACATAAGTGGGAATATTCTCGTGATGCCGACACAACTAAAACTAAAGATGGTGCGGTAGTTGCTGACGGAGGTCTTGAAACAACCTTGTCAATCAACGCAATTGGGACTAAGGATGAAGTCAACGAGATGTTGAAACAGTCAGTAGTTGATGGATTCAAGGTCGAAGTTTGGGAAATCGATCTGACTGATAAAAAAACAAATGGAAAATACGGCGCACTCTATGCAATCGGTCGCTTGTCTTCATGGGAAGTCCCAGCGAATGTTGAAGAGCTCGTAGAGATTGAATCTGAAATGTCCGTTGAAGGCAAACCACAAGCTGGTGAAGCAACCTTGTCTGACGAGCAAATCAGAGAAATCCAATATACTTTCCAAGACACTACTGCTATCACTGGACATTGATAATTAAAACAGTTAGCGAGGGTTTCCCTCGCTTTTTATTTTTGAAAGGAAATTAAAACATGAACACTATCACAATTAATGATAAAGACTATACTTTGAATTTTGGATTTGACTTCTTGCGAGTGCTCGACGAGCGCTATTCAATCAATCAAAACGGTGTAGCGTTTGGTTTTGGTGTACAACACGCAGTGGTTGATTTGCAGCAAAAGAACCCACTTGTTCTGCTAGACCTCATTCAAGCAGGAACTGCTACAGAACGACAAAAACCATCTGTAGAAGGAATTGAGCGTTTTGTTGAACGTGAGGCTGAGAATGGACGATTGGATAACTTGTTCGAGGATTTTTTATCAGCATTGCAGAAGCAACCATTGACACGAGAGACAGCCAAACGAATGTTGGACGCCCAAGAAGAAGTTTAGGAAATGCCAAGAGTTCAAAAGAGACCTACGAAGATTTAATCACCAATTGCATGGCTAGGTATGAAACAACACTCATAGAAGCTAGACGAATGACGCTGAATGAGTTGCGGCTGTATCAAAAAGCTTATGCGAAAAGGTTTATCCAAGAAGAGAAGAAACTTTATTTGCAAGCCTTCTTAAATCGTAGTGTCAAGGCCACAAGCAAGGGCGGTAAAAAGTATGTCTTTAAAGAATTCAAAGACTTTTACGACGAAGACCGTCGTGAAAAAGAACTTCTTGGGGATCATGAAAAAGACAATAGGCATCTTATCCAGATAGCTAGACGAAATT